CTAATCTGGCATTCCAAACTGCTTATATGTCGCGGTAAACGAAAACTTTTTTCCACATTTGCAGCAGGTTTCTGTTACTTTACAGGTTTTGCTTTCATCGTCGCAGTCTATTTCGGTTTTACCCGGCTGGAATCTATGACCACCAGTTAAAAAACAGCATATCCTTTTCATCCCTCTGCCTCCTTGTACGGTTCTGGCAACGTCATCCAAGCAATGATATCATCATGAGTAATCCCCGCTGGAGTTATGTGCCAACTTTGTCCATTAGTACCATACCAAGCCACCAAAATCCATCCATTACCCGTACATACCAAGACATCCTCACCGCCTTCTGGCATCCGCTCCTCCACCGGAATCCACTTACCCTCTGTTTCTGCGGTCGGAATTTTTCTTACATCCTCAATTATGTATTCTGCTCCTTCATATTTTGCAACAAGCAGTTTTTTTACATCATCTGAATCAACCAATCTTCCCATGCTGCTCTCCTCAATCTTCCGTCCAATCTAACCGTTGCCCGCATTTCCAACAATAGCGCTGTTCCGCGGGGATAGGAGCACTACATCTTGGACAGTCTCCAGTTAAGATGTGCAATCCTGTCTCTTTAACTTCAACAGGGTATATGTTCCTTACTTCCCTCGGCACCTGCCTTTGTAACGCTGATATGACAGTCTCAACATTTTTCAGTGGTATATTCTTAAATGACTTAACCTCTTGGCATCCCATCAATTTTGCATTTTCAACTACCATTGATAAGTCTTTCACGATTCCTTCTTCAATCATCTCTCTTCCTCCTGATGCATTTCGTCATATTGGTACTGTAAACGGCATTCTTTACAGGTTCCGTAAGGTTCTCCATCTCCACCCATGGTTCTTAATCCGGCACATAAGCCTTCTTCCATCCCTGGATATTCAAATTTGGTCATATAGCAATGAGCAATCGCATCTTCAATCCTTTTTTCATCTGCCTTTATCTTTTTGTATTCCCAATCCAAAAGCATGAGCAAATCCGCTCTTGTTGTCGCATTATGAGTTTCCAGACTTAACTCCCGCTCTATTAAACCCATCTTTTTTTCGTACGGCAGCCATTCAAATCTTTCTTTGTCATACTTCATTCCTTCTCCTCCTTATATGGTTCCGGTAATGGCATCCAGGCCAGCACGTCCAGTTTTCCCCACCCATCAGTAAATGTTGCTCCGTTCCAAAATGCCCTAATCACACAGTCTGTATTTTTGACAGACACTAAATATATCTCCAATGGCTTGTTATCATATAGCGGATTTTCTTTCGGTTTTTCCGGCAGCCGCTCTTTTATGGGAATCCACTTATGTATCATCCCTTCTATTTCCTTCGGATTCACACCCGTATTCTCATAGTCCATAAGTGTTTCCCTTAGGTCTGCCATTGCCCACATAAGGCGGTATACCAATGCGGTGCGCCCATTTGGGTCATTGATACCATATTGCAGGTTGTCCACGAGGATATCATCCAATGTTTTATTGTCATCCGGCAGTTCGATTCCCTCTGCCTCGCTGAATTTGCGGATGAAGTCCCGCAAATCCATGTCTGAATCATAATCTCTGTACCATGCCCACCTGTCCTTTGCGTACATACAATTATGTGCCAGATCTATCATGTTCATTTCGCTAGCAGGTTTTTCTACTGTCAATCTTTTCATTCCTCTGCCTCCTTCATTGTTACGAATCAAGCCATTTCCACATTATGATTCCAAAAACAATCAACATTACGATATAAACAGTCGCATCTGTTTCTACCATTTACTTAACCTCCGCTAAATGCATGCCAAATGAGTCAATTGCCTTCATAGCCTCTCCCAGGCTATCAAACACCATACCGTCATACAATATATCATCAATCCGGTACCCCAGTTCATCGCCATCGGATGGGGTTGCTACCCTCAAGGTGCAGATATCCATACCTTTGTATTCCATAATTTTTGCGTATCTATCATTCAGATGCTTCATTACCCTTCCTCCGCTAAATATGTGTTTTGATTACTTGGACGCCTAGAAAAATCAGGACATATTTCAGTCCTATCATATGCCGGTCGAAGAAATGCTTTTGTCATAGGTGATGGGTATTTCTCCATTTCCTTAATCGCTGCCATTCTTTGACGTTCCGAATTCTCGCCATATTGATTTTTCATTTTGTTATCTGGCAATTCAATTCCCCCTTGCCTGAATGTTATCCTTGGTATCCCATGTGTAATGCATTCCGGGTATTGTTATAGTTCTAGGGCATTCATCCACATAATCAATCACCCCTATCTCTTTCATATCCCGCAGATATCCCCAGATAGTAGAGCTTGACGTATATCCTACCCCGTCCCCTATTTCTCTGGTTGTGGGGGGATAATCATGCTCGAACATGTATTGCTTTACAAACACCAGGATTTTTTTATGTATTTCCTTCATTTTCTCCTTCCCCCACCCAGTCTTTTACCTGTTTTAACATCAACGCATCATAGTCCGTATCTCGCTGGTCAAAATTATGAAACTGATTTTTACTGCCTTTGGCGGTCGATTCCTGCCGCTGGCTTCGTACCCAGGTCCTTACCGAGGCTTTCCAGTCCTTCATCTTGTTTTTCCCAACCATCCATCCCTTTGATGCATAAAAATCAACAAAACTCTCTGGGTCAATGCCATATCCATTCAAAGCGCAATAATCGGACACATCCGACACCGAAGGTGGAGTAAATGTTTTTTTATTATTATCATTTACATTATCCTTTTCCTTTACATTATCCTTTTCCTTAGGTTTTGCTTTGGTTATGGTTTGGTTATCACTTGGTTTATTATAATTGGATTCTAGGTTATTGTTTGGTTCTGTTTTGGTTACTGGCCTACCACCCTTAGTTCCGTTTTGGTATCTGCGATTATTCGCATCAATTTGTGGTTTTGCCATTAAAAACATTGCCGATGCAACACCTGCCGATTTAGGCTCTATTTCATCAAGTCCATATTCTAAGATTGCTGTAAGAGATTCCAATCTTTCTTTTTCCGGCAGCTGCTTAATGGCTTCCCAAAAGCTGCGATAAAATACAACACTATCTCTCATAACCCAGCTCCAAACATACTAATCTGACCGGGAATACCTTTATCTTTTTTCTTATTACGGCTTATAAACAGCTGTGCGCCACGTTCTGCTGCCTTTATACTCTTAGTCCTATTATTCTGGCTGACAAGCCATTTCTCTGTTTCTTGCCGTCCCTGTGCATCGTCACGGGGTATATAGTAACCTTTCCCTGTTGTCAATGTAAGAATTACTTTATCGTGCCTTAATATCTCAATTGCGGTTCGTATATCTCTATCCGATTCACCTATCTTGGATACCAGTTCATCTCTGTTCAATGCATTCTCTTTACCTACAAGGAGCGCATTATATACCCTTGCCTGAACTTCTTCGCTAACAGTTCGTTTATTCTTCAAATAATCCCTCCTTTCGGGCCGGGTAAAGGAGGTTTGATAGGTCCCGGCCCAGGGTCAGAAAGTATATCGTGACATATTAGCAATCTGACCAGTACTAATTTCCGTTGTATGTATCAGCCTATTGGCATTGATACTGATTTCAGTTTACTTTTTCAAAGATTCTTCGTATTCCTCGATAACCTTAAAAAATTCGCTTGCCTTTAACTCTTTAAATCCTGCTAGGTTGTCAAAATCACAATCTGCTTTAAAACTTGCATACAATACATTGTTTATCATAAACAGTCTGCTGCTTGTCCGACCAAATACCCTAAATTCAAATGACAAAATAGGTTTGTGCGGTGATTTCAAACCTAGCGCCTTGCATTTATTAATCCATGCTTTTGCAGGTAAAGAATTTTTCTTAAACAAGCCCGGTATATCCTTCTTAAAATACTTTCCAAACTTATCAATATCACCATCCGTTGGACAAATGTACAACCTCTCTGCCGATTGATAATATTCATGAGTTTCAAAACCTTGCTCTTTTGCGAACTTCACAAACGCAGTATTAACTTTCTCTGACATGGCCTTATAATCAATGTACTCTTTATAAATTGGACTGTCAGTCGTTACTATGTAATACTTTTCCATCTAATCCTCCTCAAACTTGATACCATATACCTTATATTTGCTCTCAAACTCTGTCATCCCTATGTTATGCGCTTCTGTATGGTGCTGCCGGCATAGACATATTTTCCGATAATCCGAATCATCAACCTTTCTCCGGTCATTCCCCATGCCGATAGTATCTACATGGTGTATTTCGCCCTCTCGACCGCATATAGCGCATTTCCGAAGCTTGAGACATGCATACAGGTAATGGCCTATATCATCGGTACGGTTAAGTGCAAAATCCAGCAGCGGTATTCCCTGTTCCAGCGCATAATCCAGCATGGTATTAATAAATTCCCTGGCAGTATCTATGGAGCAATCAGACAGAGAAAAATATCCGCATCCGGTTCGGTTGATATGCAAATACTTAAGCCACTCTTTCTCGACCTCCGGCACATTCCCGGAATAAGCCGATATATCATTGACCGTGGCATAAATCTTTCGGCGCTGGTCGGAACTGATGTGTCTGCCATCGTCAAGCCATATGCTGCAACTATTCATGTGCTTCTCAACAATCGGTTCCATGAGATTCTTCCCAGGAATAAATATCTGCAAATATGTTCCCTCAGGAACCAGCTTGTATGCTGTTATATCCGCTGACTCATGCATATAATCACCTCTTTAATTCCAGGGAAGTCCACTATCCTGCATATTATCTGGAGGGGCAGGATTCTCGTTAGAGGGTTTGTCTGGGGTGGACTTGAACCTTTTAATACAATCTCTATACTGAGATTCAACCATATCACTAAATTTTTCTACAGCATACAGAGAACAGATGGCCCTCCAATGTTTACCAGTCCTATCACACTCTGCTATCAAATCATTTACCTGCTCCTCGGTTAGCTTCTTTTCTTTTGAAATACTTTTTTCATTTTTTGATTCTGGAATTTGTTCGTTGTTGTATTTAGTCCGGTCTGAATCCCAATAAACATCAGCACCAATCCCAAGCTCCTTACATGCTACGGATATAGCATCTGTTGTTGCCATCTTGTAACATTCATCAGATACATATATTCCAGACTTCTCCTTTGATGCGAACATACTCCCGCCGTTCCCAGCGATTGGTTTAGACCACTCCCCATCAACCTTTATGTATAATTCAATATTTACAAAAGCTGCTATCTCATTACCTGCTGTTTCCAACCACTGCCTCGTTGGGATGTAGTACCATCCTATCCCACATGGCCCGAACTGCTCAGTAAGGACTTTTATGCGCCACACGGGGTTAATATCGGTCATACCGCTTATACGGCCTCCCTTAATGGTTTTCTTGGCGCTATCTGGGACAGAACGGACCTTTTCGTATAAGTCAAGATTCCCCATCTTTTCCCTCCTTCATGAGCGTTCCAACTATATAGATGACAGCCATTTCAAGTTCCTTTCTTGCAACACTTCCAATAGGCAAGAGTGACTGTCTATCCCGGAGATAAGATACCATTGCAGTACCGTCAATCGTCTTGTGTTCCAGATTCATGTTTTATAATCTCCTTATAATGCTGTTTATGACGTTCTCTGTCCTTCCCCCTGCATTTATCACATTCTTTCCAATGTTCCGGGTCAAGAAAACATCCGCAAGAGTCACATTGACTGTTATTCACAATATTCCTCCAAAATAACTTCTGCCTCTATCACAGCCATATCCTCTAATATTTGGTCATAATGCTCTTTGACCTCAGTAGTAGCTGCATCTATGGCCTTTTGTGCAGTCTCTTTTCTAAAACGTGTCCAAAGATAGTGATATAGTATCTTATACTTATCTTCCATCTTGCAAACCTCCATAATCTCTGATATAATCAGACTGAGTTATTTTTTGTATCCGGTCGTTTAGCTCTGTCAAGCTGACGACCTTTTTTATTGGCTTACCATATCCGGTGTACCGACTGGCATTTGTCATTGCCCCGGCCCGGTTGGTGCCATTCCTGCGGCGGCTCATAATATCACCGCCACGCATATCACCAGCAATCCGCTTAAGACCATCACCGCAGCGGTTAAACCGCGAATAATCATACGGTCTTTCTGCCGAGGGCTTAAGTGTGTTTTCCCAACAGGTATGTATTCAAGCTGTTTCAACAAATTTCATCTCCTTCCCAGTCAATTGCAGAAGTATCTGCAATTTTTCTATTGTCAGTTTTTGAGGGTTGGCTTTACGCTCTCTAAACGAGCTTGTGCAAAACCCCAAATACAAGGCCAGCTCATTATCATCAAAGTTATTTCTTATTTTGGCTTCTTCTATCAGTAGCCGTATGCTGTCCTTTTGCCATTCTGACGGCTTCTTAGATTTCATCCTTATCCCCCTTCTGCTTATCAGAAAAATATATCAATGCAGATATAATACTGATGGCTCCGACTACTCCGCCAACAACTGCACCAAGCAAAAATACCTGTATCATTTTCACTATCTCCTTCTCTTCCTCTTGATTCCCCGGCTCTTGCCGTTCTTCTTAATCCTGACTCTCTGTCCCATTCTCTAAGTCTCCTTGTGTTCCTGTATTGATGTTGTTCAGTCCAGTGCCATCCTGGGAAACATAGTCATATGTACCCGCGGTATAAAGCCATGCAGCATTGGTGCCTATCAGCGCCGCCAGCGTTACCAGGAACGCTATAAACCAATGCTTTGCATTCCTCTTGCTCTGCTCGATTACCTCTACAGCAAAATACTGTTCCAGCCCTTCCCATGTTGGCTTGTCCTTCTGGTTTTCAATGTTCATAAATATTTTCCTCCTGCGCTTGCGTAATACAGGAGAAAATGGTAAAATATTCCTGTATCCGCATTAGTTCGGTTAATGTGGTTACGGCTCCGGTTGGTGTGTCAGCACCGCCGGGGCATTTTATTCATTACATGATATAATTTTTATATCGGTTTATGAGGAGCAAACTAATGAAACTCATTATTATATGCATTGGTATTTGGGTATATTGCATAATTTCAAATACGTACTGGTATTTAAAATCAAAAAGGCTTTATGGTCGATTTACCACGGGAAAAGAAATGTCATCTTACATACCAGATGTTGACGAAATATTCAAACAAGCAGGTACATCATACCCAACCTATTATGATGAAAATAAAGGAGGATATAAGCAACGTTGTTTAACAAATATTGCTTATTTGTGCGATAGAAAAAAATATCAATTAGAGGTTGAAAAAGTATTTCTTATTACAATTGGAACTTTTAGGAATAGATTAAAACATTCAATTTTTCCCATCCACATAATATTTTTACCTGCACATTGGGTACAAACGAAAAATATACATTTGCCTTTCATCCTCAATATAATCCTAACTGGTATTTATTGGTTGATTGGTTCGCTTGCCGCTTATCACCTTAATGCTTTTCTTGATTTTACTTATCTTGAATATTTACAGAAATTATTTGAAAAGATTCTATAAGAAACTTCCTTATGGAATCTCTTTCCTTTTTCCAAATACATGACCGCAATCTCACAGTTTCGTCCATCATAGCTTGGCAAAGAATCGAAGTAGCACTATCTCTATTCAAATCTAATGCTAAAGCCCCTTTGTCCATAAAAATGATTTTTTCATTCTCCACCGCTTCACCTCCTACTCTAAGAAATATTAATCACTCACTTGTCATTTCTCCCCCACTCTCCTATAATTTAACTACAGGCGTTGCAGCGCCGAGTATAATAAATGGGGTAATACAATGAAAGAAACTACTGTTAAAGCACTTAATCTAGCTGTTGATGATATGTTAGAACGTGAAAAATCATCAATCGAACAATATATACTGGCTGGACTAAGTGATGATATGACACAAGAAGAAATATTTTCAAAAATGATTCTTAATTGTCTTTCTGTGTCTGTGAAATTATCAACCCAGTCAATTTTAAGTCTGCTTGAAGAATCGGGAGTTCTCCATCTTGATGAACGGGAAATTGAAAAGCATCTTTTAAAGCATCTTTCATCAAAGCTGGAGAAGTAGAACCCTGTCGCTGGATTTTACATTCGAGGTCAGCGACCCTTTTCTCCATCCGCTGCCAACGTTTTTTGGATATGTACGTTTTTATTACCTCCTACTATAAGAAATAGAAATCATTCCCTTGCCATTAATCCCCCTCTCCTATAATTTAACTACAGGCGTTGCAGCGCCGAGTATATAAAAAAGAAAGGAGAATGTACATGAATCGTGTGTACGCCAATCTTTTGGGGAATTGGACCGATATAACATCTGATGGGCTAATAAACGAATCAGAAGCTTATTTGTATGTAAAAGAGCAGATACAAGATATGTTTAAATACGACCATATCAACGTATTCTACAAAGATAAAACATATCGCATCCATCCAACCATGATTCAAATTGTCAACGAATAATATCGCTTTTGGCTTTCTTTTGAATCTTTGAAACATCTGTGAGTATAAGTCGATTGGACATTTCGTCAAACTCCTGGTTTACCAATGATTCAATCGACTTCCACTCATGAAATCTCAAACCCGACAAGGAATCAATTATTTCAGATATTTTTTTCTCTTCCACTTCTCACACCTCCTCTACTCTAAGAAATATGTCGAATACGAAACTTTTAATTCAAAAAAAATTCATCAGCGCTTATTTTATAATTCTTACAAATTTTAGCTATCTCTCTGCCTGTAAAGTCGCCACTCACCCCATTTAAGTTTTGGCAAAAAACCGGAGCAGTTTTACCAATAAGCTCCGCAACCTCTTTCTGTGGAATTCCCTTGGAATCCAAATACATCTTAAATTTTGTATAAGGTTCATGCTGTGGCACATTTCTTCTCAAATAATCACCTCCATCATCTTGTGTTTCGTATTCGAAACTATAATTATATTATACACTATGTTGTTTCGTTGTCAATATATTTTTTGTTAATTTTCAAAATAAATATTGCGTTATCGAAACTTATATGATATGATTTAGATAAATCGAAAGAAGGTGAATAAAATGACATTTGGGAAGCGACTTAAAACTCTAAGAACAGAGAAATCTCTTACACAGGAACAGCTTGTTAATATTATTAATAATAATTATGGCTTTAGAATAAATAAAGGGATGATTTCAAAATGGGAAAACGATAAAGAAGATGCTTCCATGTCTTATATTATAGCTCTGGCAAAATATTTTGATGTATCCTTGGATTATCTTCTTGCCTTAAGTAATGAAAGAGTTCATCTTCCTGAAATTATCAAATATTATAATACATTAAATCCCACCGGACAGGCCGAAGCCACAAAGCGGGTTTATGAATTAACACAAATAAAAGAATATACCAATGTAGCAACGGAAACCGCAGATAAAATCATATCTTATAATGACATTGTTAAAATGGACATACCAATGGCTGCGCATGAAAACGAAGGAGCTACAATGGAAATGAAAGAGGAGGATTTAAACAACGCATTAAAACTTGTACAAAAAGACAGAACGTGAAAACAGCAGACGCACGGGGTCAAATGTCCGCCGAAGTTACTTAATGAATTTATTTTTTAAAGTACGAGGTGTTGAAAAATGTCCTTTGATGAAATGATGAGTGAAGTATCTGAAAACGGAGTTCCTGTACACGAACTCGATATGATTGCTTATTCTGGCTTGTATATTGATGGAAATATAATTTTAAATAAAAAATTACAGACCAGCAAAGAACGGTTGCCAATATTGGCAGAAGAATATGGACACCATCTCACATGTGATGGAAATAATATTTTATGTCAAGATTCGGAACTAAATAGAAAACTGGAGCGGCAAGGAAAAAAGTATGCTTATAAGAAACTGACTAATTTCAAGGATATCATAGAGGCATATGATAAAGGTATACGAACTTTATATGATATGGCTGATTACTTCAATGTGACAGAAAAATTTCTAATAGAAATGTTTGAAAGTGCAAAAGAGAGATATGGCATTTATAAAGATGTGGATGGAAGAAAAATTTATTTCATTCCTTGTGTTTACATATCATAACCTGGAGAAAGATATTTTTCGGAGGTGTTTATGAGTATAAAAGGTACTACTAAGGAGTTATTTATTGGAAAAAAGGAAATAAACATTTTTAATTTTTTGGGTTCTAAAACAACAGTGCAATATTCCAATATGAAAAAAATTGAATATTGCTTTGCAACTAAAATCAAATGTGGTTATATGAATTTTATAAGCCGTACTAATGAAAAAACCACGTTTGAGTTCGCATATAAAGCTAATGAACCTATTTTACGAGCTGTAGATTATATATCGGAAAATTGTCCCGATTTGACTATGGTTGAAACAGAACAACAAGAACAGCCTATTGCTCCAACTCCTAAAGAAAATAAATTCGGTTTAAAATGCCCTAAATGCAAAAGCCATAATGTGGACTTATGGTCTAACGAAGCTAACTATCATATAAAACAAAAAACATCTGTAAATTTGAATCCTTTGCATCCTCTAACAGTGTTTAATACAAAAGAGGAGAAAAAAGAAAAAAAATCTGCTGCAAAAATTGGACTTGGTATAGCTACCGCTGGAACCTCTTTGATTTTTACCGGAACAAAAAAGAAAGCGCATAATGAATACTATTGTCGTGATTGCGGAAACAGATGGATTGGAAAATAGAATAGCGATAACGTTGTAAGGAGCAAAAAGCATGAGCATTAAAGGAGATTGGGCCAAACTTTACATCGGAAAAGATGAAGCTAATATCATAGATATCATTGGAAATAAGTCAAAGATAAAGTATGAAGATATTGCAAAGATAGAATATGAATTTCGTTCTACCACAGAAGGGGGATATATAGATTTTTATTTTCAATACGGAAAAACCAAGCGCTTTACATTCTCGAAAAAAGGCAACGAGCCAATACAGAGAGCAATAGATTATATTCAAGAAAAATATCCTGATTTAGATATCATAGAACATGATTCTAACCAAGACCCATTTTATAAAAAAAATATTTTTATAGGTTTACTCACATTTTTTTGTTTTGCTCCTTTTGGACTTGCATTGTTATGGTGTTATAAAAAGCGTTCTTTGGCTGACCGAATAATTTTTACAATTATGGTGGTTGCCATTTATGCTTTAATCATTTACTGGAGATACATGGCATATAAAAATGCAGTTGCGGAAATGAATAATGCATTAGACCAAGTACAACAGATGTTTCATAGTATATAAAAAAACCGGCCCCTGCGCCAACAGGAACCGGCCTACATACCCGAAGATATGCACTATAATTCGCACCTATATTGTACCATCTTCGGGGCGGCTTTGCAAGATATTTGCGGAGCTGTATTTTTTATACCTATTTTTAGGAAAATTAATTGAAGGAGGAAAGGAAAATGACAAAGAAAGCCCCGAAAAAGAAAATAGGCGAACTACCATCCAAAAATATCCGTGTACAATTATACTTATATACGGATGAGAAAGGTAAACGGCATTACAAAAGTTTTGTTGCCCCATCACGCAAAATCGCACAAGAAATGGCAGCTAGATGGAAATTAGATATGAAGGACAAGCCCATAGAACAATACAACGTACCGGAAGAGGACGAAGAAGATATTACAGTTAATGATGCTATTGAACGCTATTTAAACGCCAAGAGCGGTGTTTTAAGCCCTTCTACGCTTAGAGGGTACACTGGTCTGCAAAGACAGTATTTCGGCGGCGCATTTGGCCAAAAAAAGCTTTCAGAACTGACAAGTCCATCTGTGCAAATATGGGTAAGTAATTTAGCTGCAAAAAAACTATCTCCAAAGACGGTAAGAAATGCCTATGGTCTGTTATCTCCAACGCTAGAAATGTTTGCACCCGAATTAACTTTAAACGTTAAGCTGCCGCAGAAAAAACGTCCTAACTTATATTGCCCCAATGACAATGATATTAAAAAGTTGCTGGACGCTATTAAAGGCACTGATTTGGAGATAGCTGTATTACTGGCTGCGTTTGGTCCACTTAGGAGAGGGGAAATAAGTGCTCTAACCGATAAGGACGTGGATGGAAAAATTATCCATGTAAGAGATAATATGGTCAAGGGGCCAGACAATCAATGGTATATCAAACAGCCAAAGACAGATGACAGTACAAGGGATGTAGAAATGCCAGCATTTGTAATTGACCGGATATCTGAAAAAAAAGGAAAGCTGGTTGATATGAACCCGGATTACATCACACACCGATTCGGGCGAGTACTCAAAAAGATTGACATACCCCATTTCCGCTTTCACGACCTCCGGCATTATGCTGCATCCATTATGCACGCTATAGGGATACCGGACCAATATATTTTGCAGCGGGGAGGATGGGCCAGCGATAATATTATGAAAACCGTATACAGAAATGCAATTGACTCTGAAACCGTCCGGCAAAATAAAAAAATTAATAAGCACTTTGAAAAATTGAACAGCATGTAA